TAAGGAGTATGGTTTTCACCCTGACTTAGACTCTATTACTTTAGGTGAATATGCAGATATAGAAACATTTATTAAAAATGGTATAGAGCAGAATATGCCTGAGATAATGGCTGTACTGTTTAGACCAATAGTAGAAAAGAAGAATAATCTATATACTATTGAAGCCTATGATGGTAATATAAGAATGAGAGCAGAAGAATTTAAAAAGATGTCAGCACAGCAAGTACAAAGTTCTTTGGTTTTTTTTTGGAGTTTAGGCAACGAATTGTACAAGAGTATTCAATTGTCTTCAATGGAAATGCTGAAGGAAATGAAGACGCTATTACCACAGAATCATTCGCAGAAAAGTGGGGTTGGTTCGGTGTGATGTATAGATTGACAAATGGTGAGATAGTAAATTTAGAAAGGATAACAAATTTAAGTTTGTTAGAATGCTTAACTTGGTTAAGTTATGAAACAGATTTAGATTCACAAAATAAAGTAAAATTAAATGATAGCAAATAAGACGTATAACAACGTAATAAACACTATAAAGAATATAGGTGACAAACATCATCAAATAG